GCAAGAGCAACGCCATCTTTACTATACTTTTCATTTAATGCTTTCATTCCAATTAAGAATTGTTCTTCGTTAATCAGTTTATTAGCATAATCTTCTGCAAGCTTTGTGGCATTTTCATTCAGTATAGAATCAAGAAGAGCTGACTCGTCCATTGCTGATTGAGTAATTTGCAATAAGCGAGCTTCTGCGCTTGCTTTTTGTAATTCTAGTTTTTTTGCTTCAGACTCGTCTTTTTTGTCTTTTTTAGCATTTTCTCCGTCAAAAAACTTTTGCAATGCCAGTTCGCTTGCTAGAAATTCTTTATTTTCTTTTGCTACTCTTTTTATTTGTTCTTCGTTTTTCTTGTATTTTTCAATTTTATCGGCTAATAGCAAAATTGTTTTTGTATCTTCTTCGTTAGCTTTTGATTGTTTGGCTTTATATTCGGCTAATTGAACGCCTGTCAAACCCAAAACATTTGCTTCTTCAGTAAGCTTTTTAATTAAATCTTCAGTAGAATTTGTTGTGTCATCTATTGAAGCAGTTAAGATCTTGTTTGTTTGTTTCAAACTGTCAATTGTGGCAGTTACTTCAATTATTCTAGCTTTCTTTTCTTCAGCAGATTTTCCAAAAAATATCTGGTTAAAAGATAGCGTAATTGAATTTAAAGAATTCATTTCTTGCTGAGCTTTGCGAAGGAGATCATTGTTATTACTTATTTTTTCTTCTACACCTACTCTAACAAAAGCTTTTTGGGCAGCAGTTAAATCATCAAATTTATCTACAAGATTATCCATAGTCTCTTCCAGCTCTTCCATAGCTTCGCCAGTTGAGTTTATGCTTTTATATACAACTCCACCTAAAATTGCACCAAAAGCAATAAGCGCACCTGTTATTGCACCTGAAGGGCCAAATACAGACGCAAGCTGAGAACCCTGTTGGCCAATAATGGTAAACCAACTAGTTCCCATTTGAGCTTGAACTGCAATATCTTGAAACTGATAGGAAGCTTGCTGGGCTTGAGCGCGCATGTTTTTCATAGGCGCTACTGTGCCTTTAGCAGCTTTGCCAACTTTTTCAGTATTGGTTTCTGCTTTTGCGCCCGCCGTTGCAAGAGCATCCAATTCTTTAGTAGTGGATTTTATTCCGTCAGCTTGGACTTTAATGCCAAGCGTTAAATCTTCAGCCATTTTTATTAACCTCTTGAGCGTGTAACGTATCTAATTTGCGAATAACATCTACCTCAAAAGTAGACAGCTTTCCATAAATAGACATATACGAATTTATTTCATTGTAACTGATTGCGCCAGAGGAGGCATTTTTTAACGACACGAACAATTCCCAAAGATATGACAATTCTTGCCTTAGTTCAGGCTCATTATCTAGCTCTTTGGGATTGCGGCCCAAGCTTTTAGCAACTTGACGTAGATTAGCTATACGACTAACTTTTGAACCTTTATCATAACCGGCAGCCCAAAACTGCCACCGGCCATAAACAGACAATTCTTCAGTTAGCCCTTGATAAAATTTCTTCGTTGAGCTACAAAAGTATCTACTTGAGAAGCAATGTTAGGAGCATTGACGTAAAGATCATAAGCTAATTTAGAAGTGAACTTTACTTCTTTGCCTTTACTTTGCAATCCGCGCCAACCTTTAGTGATAGCTACTAACAAATCAATTTCACCACCATCCTCTTTATTTATTAACTTCCTGTGATACGCCCTTACAGCTTCTCTGTACGACTTTGAGTCAACACCCTTTACGATGATGTAGAAATCAGTTTCATCGCCGTTAATTGGGCTTAATATGCGTATTTCTGCGCCTTCTTCATGTGCGTCAGCAGTATAAAGTTGTTCAATATCCATTTCTCTCTCCAGAGTTAATAAAGGAGCCTTGCGGCCCCTTAGTTTGTTAAGCGTCTGTTCTTGTAATCTTAATCTGAGATGCATCGCCAGAATTGTATAACGCTACAAAGTCTAAAGATACTGTCACTGCACCAGCGCCGCCAACTTCAGGATTACCTGAGTTGTATTTGACGTTTGGTAGATTAAAGGTGTAAGAGTTACCAGCCAGATCAGTTAGTACAAAAGTTAAGCTAGAAGACGTTTCGTTGATAAACTTGTCAATTAGTGTGCTGTTCTCAAAGTAAGCAGTAATAGAACCGCTGACAGAAGACTTGCCAATAGAAGGCTGAAGCGTAGAGTCAGAGCCTACAACGTACATAGATTCCATGCCGTTATCTAAGCTCAACTCAATGGCAGTAACAACAGCAATGCTTGAACCGCCTTCTGTAATAGACCCTGTAAACGAATCAAATGGTGCAGTAGTAGTTTCTGTTCCATAAGTAGCGCCAGTAATAGCAGTAGACGCAATTGTAAAGTCTTTGCCAACTACTGAGAACGACCCAGTAACCATTGAGTTAGGGGCAACAGATAAAGACATAGAGTTAAAGTTGCAACCAGTAGATCGCAAGTATTTACCAATGTCTTGGTGATGACGCTCAACAGTGTAGCTGCGGCGAGTAGTTCCGGCTTTCAATACATCTGTAGCCCAAGTTCCGCATAATACTGCTTCAAGTAAGTCATCAAATGATTCGTAAGATAGTTCAACATTAACATCACCGGCAACACTCTTGTTTCCATGACGGAAATGAGCTACTTGACGATCTTCACGCAACTCTTCGGATTCAATTGCGTCTTTCGACAATCCAATAGTTGTGCCAGTGTGGCGAATGGGTAGAAATGAAGGTGTTGACGGAGTAGTACCGAATGTAGATTCGACAACATACGCCATGTTGTGTCTTGAGCCTGTTGCAATAGTCATAATTTACCTCGGTGCTACATGAGCCATATAATTAATTGTCACTGAAATAACGAAGCGATCTTCGTCAATAAGTCCTGCGTTTCTTGATACATCACCAAGCCTAACGTAAACGCCATTGTACAATAAATCTGTACCACGCTTAAAATGATCGGCAATTGCGTCTGCTTTCGCTTCCGCTTCGCCCCTGCCTTTACCGGCAATGGCAAATACATCAATTTGGTATAATCCTGAATATCCATCTATGCCCGCAGTTCCAAGTCCAGCTTGAACTGTAGCGGATGGCAAATGAGTCGGCCTCAAGTATAGCGTATTTTTAATAGGCTTATAGGCAATATTTTCCCACGCTATAGGTGATGATCCGAATAAGGTATTTAATCGAATATCTAAAGCGGCGCTTATGTCTGAAAATACTGTACTCATTTGACAACCTTTTTAATTGCTTTGTTTAATGCTGCTTGAAAATGCAAAACATTTAACCTTACCATTCCAGTTGGAGCTTGAGATGAATGAGCGCCATATTCTACTCTTGCGGCATAAGGAAGGTTGTTTCTAAGCAAAATATACCCTACCCCGTTATATTTTTTAACAGTAGCAAGCATCCTGTTAATGGTTCGTTTACCAGTTTTATCTTTTTTGGTCAAAATTCCAGAACTTTCTTTATTTACCAATGTTTGCCAATTAGCTCTTAAAGCACCAGCCTTATAATCTGCGGGAGGTTTATTTTTCCATAACTTCGGATTTCCAACTGGGGTATCCATTATTATTTTAGCAAACATTACTATAGCGGTTTCTTGAACAACCTCAACAATGTCTTCGCTAGTCTTATCGACATACTCTTTAAGATCTAAGGTGAAGCTCATAATAAACATCCGTTCCAGATGGAGAGACTTTAGTAACATCCATTATGCGATAAGAAATGCTATCAAACTTTATAGTATTGTCTATTTCAGGAACGCCCTTGCCTGACTCAACTAACATCTTGATGTCTGAGTCCTGTACGGCAGAAGAAGCCTTTTCCGAAATAGTAAATTGCGCTCTAACTGCTTTTGCAGTGAAAGTCACAGATATGCCGCTGTAAAGCGACCCTGAAGAAGGATTGTATCCTGTACCATCTTCTCTACTAACAACTGCATCAGCACCAAAGTTAGCTATTAGCTTAGATGCTGTCTTTTTAAGCGACTCGTAATCAAACACGAATAACCCTCGCTGAGTTTAACAATAGCTTTTGCAGTTTAGTCTCTGCTGCTGTCAAATATGTAACAGCTCTTGCGCTTGGAGAATATTCGACTTCCAATTCGCCTACTTTTTCTTTTACTGTTTCTCTACCTTGGTTAGCCAGCGGGTTTACGCCGCCATCCAAAGCGATACATAACTCCATCTCAGCTTCTTTAAGAAGTCTGGGTATAGTCGTAGAGTTAATGTAGAAATTATCAACCTCAACGCCAGTTCTTGGCCATTGCAGATTTTGTGCGTCAGTAGACTTAGTTCCAATAAACATCTTAGACTCTAAGTAATCCATAGCTTGAATAATTAGAACCGCTGAAGTTCCCGTTAAGGTAACCCCTCGGTCTAAAGCATATGTAGCTAATTCAGCTTCGGAAATATAAGAATTTGCAGTTGATGAACCACCGCCTGTCTCTACTACTATCGTAGCCATATCTATTCCTCATTTATAAAAGCCACCCCCCGAAAGAGGTGGCTAGATATAGACTTAACCTAACAGAAGAGCAGTATGCTCTGGCTTGATGTTCTTAACACCCCAAGCTAGACCAACTTCATAACGAACTTTTCTGTAGCCTTTGTACATGGCAAATTCCATGCTAAGACCAGAACGAGGATCAGTAATTACGATTACGTCAGTCGCCATGTCACCCTCGGAAGGACGAGCAGGAGCGCGAGAAGCTAGAACGATTGCAGAGCGGTTAAACGCCATGTTACGAGTAGCAGCAGCAGTAATGGTAATTGCTTTGTCGCCAGCGTTTTGTGCTACTAAAAGACCGGGAGCAGCAATAACAAGCGCACCACCACTTACAGCAGCAACACCAGTAGCAACAACATACTTGTTAGTGTCGCCAGCAAAAGTAATTACATCGCCAGCAACAATAGTGCCAGTACCAGAAGCTTTAAGAGTAATAGCTGTCTGACCTACAACGTGAGCGCCAGCACTTACGGCGTTAGCTGAAGTTCCAGCAACGGAAGTGTTAACCTGTGCAGATTCACGAATAGGCATGCCGTTTACATCAAGCAGTACGCCTTGACGCAAGATAGAATCGCTACCAGCATCAGCAACAGCAGCTTGCTTACCAAGAAGGTTAACGCCAGCAGAAGTATCAATTACTAACTGGTTATCTTGCAAAGGAGCGCCGTTATCTTTCAGAATCTTCAAGACATTAGAAGCATCGGTGTAATCGTTAGCAGTGCCAAAAGGGCTAGTGCCAGCGGTTCCGTATGCGCGAGAGAAAGTAGACTGCAAAGCACACAGATCAGTTTCTACTTCGTTGGTTACTGCGCGGATTGCTTGAGCGATCTTAGCAGCACGAACATTTTGGTATCCAGCGCCTTGCAGACCTAGTTGCTCATCACCGTTAAAACCAAACTCAGCAGCGCGAGACTTAGTGATTACGATGTCGGTAGAGCCAGAAGTCTGACCAGTAGGATCAGGAACAACCATTGCAGGAGAGATGTCAGATACGTTGCCAGCAGGCTCAACGTCAACTCGGATGTTTTGTCCAACAGCAGCAGTGCTTGCTGATGCGTTCATAGTAGCAGATGGGATCATGCCCGTTAGTTCACGAGAAACGATGTCCAGTGCTTCGTAGATATCTGGCACAAGTGCCGTAATGTTATTAGCCATGTTAAATTACCTTTCAATTATCAGTTATAGTTCCGCCGGACTTCACAAATTCCATCCTTTTAACGGGGTTAAGTGCCTCAAACTCGGCACGACTTCTTACCTTTGTGGCACCGCCACTATTTGAGCCACCAGAGGCACCGCCGCCCGATGATTGATTTCCTTTTAACAATGCAGAGTATCTTACATCGTTTTTAAACTCGTTCTTTAAGTCTTCAAGTGAAGACACAGTCAGACTTCCATTAGCATCGGTAACTTTAACACCGTCATCATGGAACTTCAATCTGCGGCCAATAAACTCACTCAAAATCTCAGCATTTGCGCCATCTGCAAGGTCGGCAGCTAGTTTTAATGCTGTGTTGTTTTTCTTCTCATTTGCCACGCCTTGGCGCAGACTATCCAGCTCATTTAAAGTGCTTTCGTACTTTTCTTGGGCGGATTTATGTAATTGTTGATAATCACCCTGTTCTTTTGCCACTCTTTCCCGTTCTGCATGCGTTTCGGCCTCAATGTCTCTTTTGGCTTGCTTCGCCCTCTTAGCCTCAGTCAGTAATTCGTCCATTTTAGATTTCATGGATGCATTTTCTGCCATCAATTGCGCTAATTCGCCAGCATCAATATTCTTTTCTTCTACTGGTGCAATTTCTACTACTTCTGTTTCTTGTTCACTCATTTTAATCACCTTTGGTCACAAACCAAGCAGTCACTGACCGCTTATAAAAAGGAGAGCATAAATGCGTTCCTACTCCCCAGTATCATACAAGTATAAGCTTTTCCATCAAAAGGAACAAATTTATCCCTTTAATGACTCCGGCGTATACAGCTCTTCTTCTGTTTCAG